CGCTCGAGACCGGGGGCGCGTTCTTACGACGGTTGTTCCGTCCCATTCCTGGCTTCTTCTGTTTCGAAGTTTTCTTCGCGGCCTTGCCCTTGGCACCTGAGTTGCCGTAGTCGATGTTTATGGTGCTGCGGTCGATGTCAGGACCCCTCTTGTTGCCTGGTTTCCCCTTACCTGCGACCGGCATAGTTTTCTGTGCCGGCCTGTAGTTTGGGTAGCCGTTCCAGTCATCGAGAGGGTCTAACGGAATCCGAGCTCTCTGGTGAAACCCATCGGGGCGCTGCTGATGCTTGCGTCTAGCTTGCTCCAGGAGCCAGCTAAAGCCAGCGGCGCCGACGGCAGGAAACATTCGAGCCGGCCGCATCGAGGCGCTGATATGCGCCTGAGCGTTCCGCGACAATCGTCCTTGCGGCACTCCCATTCCCATCAAACCTATGTTGATGCCTAGCTGTCCCATGCCTCTAACGACGTCTCCTAGCAGGCCCTCTCTCGAGGCAGCCAGGAGAACGCCGAGGGCTGCGGGTTCCAGCATCCTCAGCATCGACGTAACGGGGTACACTGCTGGGTGACCTGCCTCCAGACGGGCTAGACCATGGTGTGGGGCCTGGCCCAGGAGTGGTCCCAGCAGTGCGCCAACCGTTTCGGCGAGCGACATGGCGTACGATTCGGTACAAGAATGAGCTTATGGTGATCACGACAGCGATGGCGCTTAGGACCTCCAGCCTAGTACAAGGCCGCCCAGTCAGAACTGGACAGCCAGGTGTTCAGCCCGGCGCGGCGCACTTCTAGCGCCAGGTTCTCTGGATCCACGCGATAGATCTCAGTGAACTGGAGTTTTGTGTGATCGTCGTAGCGGGTTGTCACGCGCGCAGTTGTCTTGTAGAGGCGCGGTTTCGCAGCTGCTACCACTCCCTTGGTCAGTTCGAGTACACGCTCGACTAACTCCGAGAGCACTGGCACAACAGCTGCGGTCTCACGCATACCTAACGCGATTGCGCGTGCTTGTGCGTTCACACGTCGCACAGAGCCCACCGTGACAAACAGTTTGGCAAGTTGACGGCACGGTTTAGGACCGAACTTATGCCGGATGGCCCCTCCGGACATATACCGCCAAAAGTGACCACTGCAGTATTCTACAGTGTCGTCACCCGGTTCGTGGACATGGAAGTCGGATGTCTGCAGTCCAAGCGAGTTGCCCCGGCCGGTAGGGAACTCCCGCTTCAAAATGTCCTTGACCTTCTCCGAACAGAAAATGAGATTGTCATCCCCGTTGAAGAAGCC